CTTGGAGACCTTGGAGACCTTGAGTTCCTTGAACGCCTTGAGACCCCTGAGAACCTTGAAGTCCTTGAGTGCCTTGGAGACCTTGATTTCCTTGTGTTCCTTGGAGACCTTGTGAACCCTGAGAACCTTGAAGTCCTTGAGTACCTTGGAGACCTTGCGAACCTTGCAGACCCTGAGCCCCTTGTCTCCCTTGTGTTCCTTGAATACCTTGAGAGCCTTGAAGTCCTTGAGTTCCTTGGATACCTTGAGAACCTTGAGAACCTTGCAGACCTTGGGAACCTTGGATACCTTGAGAACCTTGAGTTCCTTGAATACCTTGAGAACCTTGAGAACCTTGCAGACCTTGAGATCCTTGAATACCTTGAGAACCTTGTAGACCCTGAGAACCTTGCAGACCCTGAGTTCCTTGTGTTCCTTGGAGACCTTGAGAACCCTGAGAACCTTGTAGACCCTGAGAACCTTGTAGACCCTGAGAACCTTGTAGACCCTGAAGACCTTGAGAACCTTGTAGACCCTGAGTTCCTTGCAGACCCTGAGAACCTTGTATACCCTGAGTTCCTTGTGTTCCCTGTAATCCCTGAGAACCTTGTAGACCCTGAGTTCCTTGCAGACCCTGTGAACCTTGAAGACCTTGAGTTCCTTGAGATCCCTGCAATCCTTGAGAACCTTGAGATCCCTGCAATCCTTGAGAACCTTGAATTCCTTGAGTTCCTTGTGTTCCCTGTAATCCCTGAGAACCTTGAAGACCCTGAGAACCTTGGATTCCTTGTGAACCTTGAATTCCTTGAGATCCTTGAGTACCTTGAATTCCCTGTGAACCTTGTGAACCTTGAATACCTTGAGAACCTTGAATTCCTTGTATTCCCTGAGACCCTTGAAGACCTTGAGAACCTTGTAGACCTTGAGAACCTTGAGAACCTTGTAAACCTTGACTACCTTGGACTCCCTGGTTACTAAGACCTTGTAAACCCTGGAGACCCTGTAGACCTTGTAGACCTTGTAGACCTTGATTTCCTTGTACGCCTTGATTACTTAATCCCTGTAGACCTTGAAGACCCTGTAGACCTTGTAGACCTTGTAGACCTTGATTTCCTTGTACGCCTTGGTTACTTAAACCTTGAAGTCCCTGGAGACCTTGTAATCCTTGAGAACCCTGAACACCTTGAGAACCCTGAACACCTTGGTTACTTAAACCTTGAAGACCCTGAAGACCTTGAACGCCTTGGTCTCCTTGAACACCTTGAGAACCCTGAACACCTTGGTTACTTAAACCTTGAAGACCCTGAAGACCTTGAACGCCTTGGTCTCCTTGAACACCTTGAGAACCCTGAACACCCTGATTGCTAAGTCCCTGAAGACCTTGGAGACCTTGAGAACCTTGAGCACCCTGAAGACCTTGATTACCTTGAACCCCCTGATTACTTAAACCTTGGAGACCCTGAAGACCTTGATTACCTTGAGGTCCTTGAGAACCTTGAATACCTTGTAAACCTTGATTACCTTGAGTTCCTTGAAGTCCCTGAACACCTTGAGGTCCCTGTGAACCCTGAATCCCTTGGAGACCTTGTAATCCTTGTGTTCCTTGCTCACCCTGAAGACCTTGATTTCCTTGAACACCTTGGGTTCCTTGCTCACCCTGAAGACCTTGAGTACCCTGAAGTCCTTGATTACCCTGAAGACCCTGAAGACCCTGTAGACCTTGAGTACCTTGAATACCTTGAGCATAAACATCTCTGGAAGGAACCCAAAATCTCCTTCCAGTATATCCTTCAGCAGCAATTAAAACATAATGATCTACTGGAACAGTTTGTCCTGGAGTAAAAGGATTAGTTCCTATAGAAGAAACGCCAACTAGCGGATCGCCTAAATCTGGTTCTGCTTGTTCAAGCCCAAGAAATTGATACCTATCAGAGGTAATACCAGATTGGTCAAATCTTCTAACTCTTCCAGAACTATACTTTGACATTTATTTACTGCTTCGCTGTTTCAAGAACGCTGAGAACAAGTTCAAGAGAATTATTTTCAGTTGCCTGAATTTTTATAACATCGTTAGTTTCTAATGCTAATCTTCCATCAGCAACTAAACTGTAACTATCATTTTGAGGTATAGGAACCTGATTGGCAAATTTGTAATCTGCTGGACTTTCAGTATTTCTTGAATGAACTGCAGTTACACTACAAACTCCACTAGAAACATTTGTGACCTGAGATAAAATAACAATCGAAGCAACTCCAATAGGACAAGTATATATTCCTACCAAATTTGTACTTAGACCAACTCTAAGCGTTCTAAATTTATTAAGTGCAACTGCTGCCATTTTATCTACTTAGTGCAATAATTAATGGTGTTACTGTATTTAACAAACTTTGACTAAACGCTCTTCCTGTAATTGTTCCTGTAACTTGGTTAATTGTTACATCATCACCAATCTTAAAATTACCACCTTGGTCTGTGCTTGTATAAACAATAATTCCACCATTTCTTTGCACAACTTCGTTTTCTTGAATTACTACACCACCCAAAGCTGGTTTTGCACTATTAATATTATTTCCAGAACCTACCCACTCAAAAGAGTGTGAAGATGTAATTTGGAGACTTACTCTAGTAAAGTAAACTGTTGTTCCTACACTAACTGTATTATTTAGATTTGATAATAAAGTGATTGTAGAAATACCAGCAGAAGGTAAAGTAGCACTCTGAACGGAATAATAGATTGGATATAGAGTTGTAGTTGCGGCAGCACCAACTCCTCCTCCACCACCACTAAATGTTATTGTTGGATTTGTTTTATATTGAGTTCCTGTACTAATAATATCGACAGAAACAACTCTCCCACCTTCAATATTTGCACTTGCTTCTGCACGAATTCCATTTGGTCCTTCTGGGTCACTTAAGGTTACATCTGGTGGAGTAGTATAACCACTTCCACCATCAGTCACTTCAATAGACTGGACAAAGTAATAAAGGTCTCCAAAATAAAGTGCCTGACCATCATAAGGACGATAAGAACCAATACCAGAAACTACAATTACATCTTGTTCTAGTTCTGCAATTTGATGTGCTTTTCCTGTATAATGGTAAATTGATTTTGTAGTTTGGTCTCCAACACCATCAGAAACTAGTCCAAGTCTTCCGAATGAAGAGTTGGAGTTTGTAATATCACACTGACCACCAGAACCAGTAAAGATTGCAATATCATCACAAATCGTAAAGATTGATACCAACTGAGAATATGCACCATTAGTAATAGAAACTCCAATACCACCCTGATTGTATTGAGTGTAACTGTCAACGCTCATAGTACCAGTCACACCAATATCAACTTGGTCTCCAGGCTCTGCATCAAAACCATCTACTTTCATTCCAATACTGTCAGGAACGAAATTAGTGCAGTTTCTTATATAAGGTCCTTGTGTAATTGGTCCTACTCCCTTTGAATATGGAGGAATAACTTTTCCACCAGAAACATAAGTATGAGGAATTGTAGAAACTCCAGTATTCACAACGAACGTATTTCCAAAACTTGGAACATCTAAAACTCTAAACTTAAATCCACCAGACTTTCCTGTAGGATATATTGTAGTTGTTCCCGCACCACTAGTGCAGGAGAATTCTAAGTCTCTAAGACCTACATTTTGCCCCAACTTAACATAAGCTCCTGGTGCAACAATCGTAGTAATACCAGTAACATTATCATAAGTTGCGTCTGTAACATTTATAGAACGGTCAACAATAAATCCACCCCCAACATAAGTATGAGGAATTGTAGAAATTCCAGTATTAATTTCAAATGCCCCATTTTCAAATACTTTATCTACAAAGAACTCATATCCATATCTTCCTGAGGGAAATTTTTGAGTAGATGTTGTCAATCCAGAAGAACATTCAAATACCAAATCATAAAGTTCAATCAAATCTCCAGGTTTGACTGATAATCCTGGAGCAGATAATATGGTCTTTCCAGTTTCATTCTCATAAGTTGCTGACTGTACATTTACAATTGTCGTAAATCCTATTCCACTATTACCTGGATAAGTTGTAGTAATTCCTGCAGTTGAACCTAACCCAACAATCGTGGTTACAACTCCAACTGAAGACCTCATAGCAGAAACAACGTCGGTGCAAGAATTTAAGGAATTATTAAATCCAGTTTCATAATCAACCTGCATGGATAGGTCTTTGACCTGTAAAAATTCATTTTGGAAGTTTTGATACTTCTGAATTGTTCCGCCCGAAACATAAGTGTGTGGAAGCGTTGATTGACCTACGACAACCTCAAAGGTATTTGAGTTGACAACTCTTTTTACTGGAAAAACATATCCAAGACTTCCTGTTGGGTATGTTAGAATTGTTGGTCCTGATGGACAGGAGAACTGGAGACCTTGAATTTTTACTGGGTCATCTAATAGTAATCCGTGATTGGATGCAGTAACAGTAGTAATTCCAGTTAGATTATCATAAGTAGCACCCGATACGTTTATAACAGGTCCTGCTGGATATCCACCCCAAGTACAATTATTTACAACGGCACGGGCAATATTGAAAGAATAATCCAAAGTAGCAATAGTTTGTTCTACTTCTCCAGGATTTTTAAGAATTTGTGGTATTAAATTCCAGTCATCATCAAAGTAGAACTTAGCAGCACGAACTGATTTAGAGTTACCACCTCTTGTCATATCAAAACATATTGCTCTCCAAATATCCTTTACATCGTCAGCACAATCGTTACTTTCAAGAGTTACTCCAAACTCAATTGGTGGTGCCTGTTCCGTTCCTATTCCAATAATATCTGTGATAATTTCTGCAAGAGATTCAATTCTTATGATTGTATCTCCACATCCACCAGAAACTAAAATTGGAGAATAACTACTAGTATCTTGTGATAAATTTGTATATTGTGTTGGATAAGACTCATTATTAATTACAAAGGTTACAATTCCAACTGCATGATTGATTGCATCTACGGTTGCATCACGAATACTGTATCCATTAATATCAGTTCCCGTAATGTGTAAAAGACCGCCATTACTATCATAATATGTTAATCCTGCACCAATAGATTTCTTATTGCTTCCTGCCTTTAAGTCGTAAGAGATGGAACGGAGAATATCTTTAATATCATCTTCACAATCTCCTGGAACAGTAGGAACAACAAATGGTGGAGACTTATAATCTGTAGAAGTAAGAAATCCTATAGTTTCTGATGCAATATAGTCAATATTTAAATCAATAAGTCTTGCGGCATCTTGTTCTCTGTGACTTCCAGCAAATCCACTAAATCCACTTGTTAAGAAACCAACTGCTTCTTTTGCAATATAATCGAGATTGATGCGAACCATTCTTGCCCCATCAAAAAATCTATCAGTCGATACTCCTAATAGTGGTTGTAGTGCAACAATTGCTGCACCGTTAGTCATATTAGGACCAATAAAACTCATATCAGTAATATGACATCCATTATTAACATGGAATAAGTCACGGTCTAAGAATTTTGGAGTTACGACACAGTTACGAAGTTCTGTTCCCTCAACAGATACTGTCTTTGCCAAAACAATCGGGTTCTCTTCAACATAAACTCCTGGAAATACTTTGATGGTGTCACCAAAGACTGCAACAGTAGATGCAGATTTAATCGTTCTCTTTGGATAATTTTCTGCTAGTCCAGTATTATTATCATCTCCAGTTTGTGAAACGTAGATTGTTTTTCCTACTGGTCGGTATGAAGTAATTTCAACAATTCCCTTACCATCAGGTTGTGTTGATTCAATATCAATTCCAATACCTGCAGTAATTTGAGTAACAATTCCAGTTAAATTTACACCATTTCCTAAGAAAGTATCTGCAAGTAGATTGCCAGAAACTTGTAATCTTTCTGTTGGATTTGTTGTTCCAATACCAACAAACTCTGTTTCGGGAATATAAACAAAATTAGTAGCACCAGCAGCAACATTTTCATTATTGAAGATGACTTGCGTATCTTCACCAGCTACTGGTCCCTCTGTACCTTGAAGACCCTGCAGACCTTGATTTCCCTGAAGACCTTGAAGACCCTGCAGACCTTGATTTCCCTGAAGACCTTGAGTTCCCTGGTCCCCCTGTAAGCCCTGTAAACCCTGTGAACCTTGTGCTCCCTGAACACCTTGTTCACCTTGGAGACCTTGAGTACCTTGTAATCCTTGAAGACCTTGTGCTCCCTGAACGCCCTGGTCTCCCTGAATACCCTGTAGACCTTGAGTACCTTGGTCTCCTTGTAGACCTTGTAGACCTTGTGCTCCCTGAACACCTTGCTCACCTTGGAGACCTTGAGTACCTTGGTCTCCTTGCAGACCCTGTAAACCTTGTGCTCCCTGAACACCTTGCTCACCTTGAAGACCTTGATTGCCCTGAACTCCCTGATTACTTAAACCTTGAAGACCCTGAAGACCTTGAACACCTTGGTCTCCCTGAAGACCTTGCAATCCCTGAAGACCCTGAAGACCTTGTAATCCCTGAAGACCCTGAAGACCCTGAGTTCCTTGAAAATCACTTAAAGGTCCTTGAGCACCTTGAAGACCCTGAAGACCTTGCAATCCTTGAAGACCCTGAAGACCCTGAGTTCCTTGAAAGTCACTTAACGGTCCTTGAGCACCTTGAAGACCTTGATTGCCTTGAGTTCCTTGAAGACCCTGAAGACCTTGAACACCTTGGTCTCCCTGAAGACCCTGAAGACCCTGTAAACCTTGAGTGCCTTGGTCTCCCTGAAGACCTTGCAATCCTTGAAGACCCTGAATACCTTGTCTTCCCTGATTTCCTTGTAGACCTTGTAGACCTTGAAGACCCTGAGAACCCTGAGAACCTTGAAGTCCTTGATTACCTTGAAGTCCTTGATTGCCTTGAGTTCCCTGAAGACCTTGAGAACCCCTAGACGATGCTTGGCATATTGTAAATTCACATTCACCAACTACGGTATTAACTGCATCTGATTGGTCTGCTTGGTCCATCCAAGCATATATTTCAAGATAGTCGCCTTGATTTAATTTTATTTGTGTGGTTACTTTTATATTTTTATTGTCGCCTAATGCAGCACCTTCACTATAAGAGGTTGACCTAGTTTCTGTAACCTCATTACCATTAACAAATATAGAAGCTATTGGAGAGATTCTCCCAGTTCCGGTATTTATAATTCCTATATTTGCATCTATTAAGTAAATACCCTCTATTACTACTTGAACTCTTTGAGGATTTACTGTATTTGAATGAACGTATGATTCTAGTTGAGTATAAACAGTATTATCAAAACGAATAGGAACTCTATTCGCATAAGTTACATTAATATTTTCTGTTAACGTAACCTTGTTAAAATTGCAAGCATTAACATCTTTGTTTAAACCAATATTAAACCAAGTCCATCCACCTTGACCATCAGATGTAAGAACATCAAATATATTTCCAGAGCTATTATCTTTGTCGTAAATTCCACCTGATACTTGAATATCATTAAAAGTGGATTTTTCTGAAGATGTTACATTACCTACTAAGTCACCTTCTGCAGTATCAAATAATCTTACCTTTTTATAAAACCAAGCCTCTTGACCTACAATAAACTTATCTGACATCTCCTATATCCTCACGCAAATGTTCCAGCTATGTTAGTTGCTGCACCAATTGCACCACCAATACCAATATTATTGGCAGCAAGACCAGCAACTTCGCCAGCAAATGATGTGAGAGAAAATACTTGAGTTCCAAATGTTCCTAAGACAGTTTCAATTACATTTCCAAAAAGACCATCGACCTTAATTTCAATTGCTTCCATATCAATTGTGGTTCCAGCAGTCAGTTTTATATTTCTTCCTGCTTTAATATCAACATCTTCTGCAGCATCTAATATGATATTTTTACCTTTTATTTGGACGGACCCATTACCAAGTGCTGTAATTGTTATACTACCATTTAAAGAATTTAATGCAATATCTACACCTTCTTCTTCAGTCTTATTTCCAGCAGTTATTTCAATAGTTCTATCATTAAGGATTCTAAAGTGTCCTCCTTGCGTTAAACTAATTGATGATTGGTCTTTAGAATTTGTTACACCATAAAAATTATAAACATTTTCGCCATCAATTCCCATCTGGGGATTGCCAACATCTATTCTAAAATTTGGTCCTAAAGAAAGATAATTTCTTTCCTCCCAATTCTGCTGAGTTCCTGTTTTAAGTCTTTCTGCCATTTTAGGAAATACAATCTATGATTTGCGTTAGTTTGGAAATAGATGTGACAATACCAATAGATGCTTTAATTTCAGCTCCAGTACCAGTAGAACTTCTAATTCTAATTTCTGGATATTCATCAGAAACAATAGCAACAGGAGATTCTGAAATAAAATTCACAATTCCTCCAGAACTATTTACACCAACACTTACAGTCTCTCCAAATCCAGTAACAATAGGTATATCAAATGGATCAACAACAATATCACCAGTCGAATAACCAATTCCAGGTCGTATAATAGTTAGGCTAGCAATACCAACATTTATGGCAGAACCAACACCGACTGTAATTGTTCTTGGTCTTCTATATTGAGGTGCTAGTGGATCATATCTTAAATTGTTGGGGTCAATTACAACTCCACCAGGACCAACTATAGGAACTCTAGAAGAATCTACTTTAGTACTTCCTACTGGGTAATTTTCCCCAATAGAAACCATATAAACTTCAGAAACTTTTCCATCTCTAACAATACTTCTAGCAACAGCACCATAACCTTGCTTACTATTATCCACAACTTCTATAAATGGGGGATATCTATAACCCTCTCCAGGTTCTGTAATTTTTACGCCAATAATACTTGCAGTAATTTGAGCGTCATTAATATCCTGACCTACCTCTGGAACATTACGAACAAATCCACCAAGAATAACTTCAGCTTTTGCACCAGAACCACCACCACCAAAGATACGAATTTCTGGAATTTCTAACGGTCTTGGTAACTTGAAATTACATTCAGGAATTCCAGTTGCACCTCCTGAAGTATTTCCGACTTCACCCTCAGCATCTGCACCAAAAATATCATTAGCAATTCTTCCAATTTCTGCGGATAATTTTGCATTTTCTAAAATTCCACCCAAAAGATCGTCCTGATTTTCTGAACTTTTAACTCCTTTACCAACAGTATATTCAGTAAATACGCCACTACATTTTGATGGGTCTTGATTACATCCTAATAGTGAACCTGCTTTTGCAATTGTATCTACGCTACTAGTAAGTGTTTCATATATATCCATACCTTCAGCAAATAAATCACTAACACCTTCTAATGATGGTGATACAGCTTCGGTAATTTTTCCAATAATAGTATTCAGTAGAGAACCAGCAAATTGAGTGCCAACGCAAGATACAAAGTTTTCTACATTATTTAAAGTAGATTCAAGTAATTCCTTTATATCATCATCTAAACTATTTGTTACTTGACCTACAGCACATAATAGACCTTCTTGTAGTCCAAATACTGGTTCAATAAATGCTTTTTGTGCTTCAACTCCCGCTAAAATTCCCGCTGCTTCATCTGAATATGAAGAAGCGACCTGATTATAAAGACTACCTAATCCCTCTTGAAGTGAGGGTATCATAGTCTCTCCAAGAGTTTTAAACATCTGACCAGTAACAGAGTTTGTTAATGCTTTAATTGAAGCAGTTGCTCTGTCTATTTCTAAATCAATATTTGTAAATGCAGATTGAAAACCAGTAACCTTACCTAATAAATTATTAACTTCTCCAATAATACCTTTGACAGCAGTATCTTCACAAGTATTTGCTAGAGTAATTACTCTTCCTATTCCAGTATAAGTTTGAATTTCAGGTTTTAATGGTGGTACTGTCTCATTAAATTCACCAGTTGCTGCAATATTTCTCTCATTAATAACTGCAATTTGAGTATTAAGAGCTTCTGCTGCTTCTGCAGGGACATCTCTTGGTGATTTTTGAGATTGAGTATTTTGTTCGTTAGATTCGTCTGGTGCTAATGTCCCATTTGGTTTTTCAACTCTTGAGGTGTAACCAGTAAAAGGAACAAATGGGGGAGTTGTTAATGGATTATAATTTTCTTGTGATACTTCTGATGTTCTTCCAAATACTCCGAGAATGACTGGTATTTGAGCATTATCTCCATCAAGAAAAAATCCAAATACAGAATCTGATGGTCTTAGTTTAGTATTTGTTGCGACATTACCAGCACCAGAACCTGCGGTGGTTGGTAAAAGAACCTGTGCCCAAGGTAAATCTTCGTTTGATAATTCTTCTTCGTTAAACGGATGATAACCTAAAATTCTAACCTTTTGCCTATTTCCCCATCCACCACCATTATTTTGGCTCTCTTGACCAGTCCCAGATTCAAATGGTGCAACTTGCCCAACCCACCATCTAAATCCATCTCTACCGATGAAATTACTCTTTAATAAAGATTCATCTATCATAGATTTTGCCTTCCAAAGGTATCTCTAATAAGTTTTAATGATGTATATGAATTTTCAGCATCAAAATGATGACAAAGTTCTTTTATGATATATAGACCACTTATTTCAGGGTCATATTCTTGCTTATCGACGCTTTCACTTGTCTTAGGAAATAAGCATTCTATAGAATCTCCTGCATTTAAATCTAAATTACAGGGAACCATAATATTTATGGCCTGTGTCAAAAGCAGATTATATCTCATCAGAGATTGTGATTGGTATTTTTCTGGGTCAGAATTTAAACCTTTTGTAACCTCTTGGTCAGTTGTTCCAATATCTAGTATTTGGGTAAAAATTCTTGTTGGTATATCACCTAAGGTCTGATTTGAACCATCAGAGACCTTAGGTAATTTTGGTTTACTTCCTAGGGTTTTAACTTTGTTCTTATAATCGCTGAAACTATACTGACCTTCTTGAGGAGAAGTTACATTAAAATTAACAGGATTGAAAAACATTCTTTGACTTGCATAAGCACCTAGTCTTAGTTTTTCTAAAAGATTTTGGTTTCTATCTACATAATAATTCAATATATGAAATTCTTTATCAATTTTTTCTAGACCATCAAAAGATTCGCCAGTAAGAATATACTGATATGTTGCTTTCTTTTCCTGAGTGATTAAACCATCTAAAGACCTAAAATTAAATCCTTCTTTTGTTTGATAGAATACAAATCCAGCGTTAGAATCTTTTTCATCAGGAACTGCCTTTGATGCCAACCAAACTAAAACAGTAAATGGTTTTCTAAGATTGCCAATAAAACCATAAGGATTAGAAGTTTTATCCACCTGATTGATTTTATTTGCTACTAAGTATTCTTCAAGTATACTAGTTACAGATTCATCTATTCTAAGGTCTGATGGATATTTTTTTACTACACGAATTGTTTCATTTGTAATCGCTTCTCTAGATACTAAATTTAATGTAAAACTTTCTCTTGTTGTGTCTACTACTACATCAGTAATACTGGAGACATAAAGATATCTTTCTGGTGTTGTAAAATCTAAAGAACTTTTAACATTACTTGAGTTAGGAGCAACTTTTAATACCAGTCTTTCGCCACCTCTTAATGGTAAACCATTATAAATTGACTGCTTATCCTTAGAACCTTTAGGTGGAGTTATAGTGTTCCCCACGTTCATAATTTTTAATTTGGCAGTAATTGTTGGAGAAAAAATATCCTCATAATAGTCAAAAATTACTGCACCCTGAGAAATATCTACAGTTCTTGACTGGTCATTTGATTCTAATATTAAGGTTTCGTAAACGGATTTTTGTAATGCCATTAGACGTAAGATAAATCCAAGAGAAGTTTTTGTTTCATAAAGTTATTTAACAAGGTTCCCATAGAGACTGAAGATTTTGTAACCGAAGGCATCATAGGACCTTGAGACATTTGTGGTGCTGGAGACGATTGTTCTGGTATAAAGGCAAATATCTCTGCTGGTTTGTTTACTGGAGTTAGTGATTGAAAAAGTGTTTGTTTAGATTGCTGTGATGGGGTTTGAGATATTTGTGCTGGTGGTGGGGTTTGTGCTTGTGGTTGTGGAGATACTTGTGCTGGTGATGGGGATTGTTGTTGAGGTTGTTGTGTTACTTGTCCTGGAGAAATTTTACTTGCAGAAGAACCAGCTGCACCGTGAGAAACAGTAATTCCTCTACTACCTATAATTTCAGCTTCTCTACCATATCCACCTCTAGAATAAACTTCACCAACTGCAAATGGGAATTTAGTAGCAGAACCTGGCTGGGAAGGAAAAGTACGTTTTACATTTGGATTAATTTCTTGAATATCAACTCCAGCACTACTTCTTGCATCATGAGCTCTTTGTTCTGCTGCAATTTGGTTTCTAAGTGTTCCATCATTTTTAGATGCATATTGATTTAAATTTCCAAACCATACGGTAGAACCTCTTGCAAGCATTACTTTTACTGCTTGGAAAGATACCTCTCTAATATTTGCTAGTTCTTCTTGTGTTGGATTTGCATTCTTAGAATCAATATGAAAGTGTGTAGCATATTGTGCTTCACCTTTACTTCCAGAACCACCTTGAATAAAACCACCAGCACCTGTTTGAGGTATCAACTTCATAGTACCTGCTGATACTGCTCTGGATGGTGAGGGTGAGGATGGTTGTGATTGTTGTGGTTTTGAACCTTCTTTTTGCAAATATTCGTAAGCAATTTTAGATGCTTTCCAACGGTCTCCAAGTTCTCCCCAAACAATATATCTATAAGATGCTTTTTTTAGTTCTTCATCAGTTGAATTTGGATTCATAAAAACCTTTAAAACACCATCAGACCCACTATTGTAATATGGCAAAGACATCTCATGTTTAATCCAATCAATTTGCTCTGAAGCACTTGCGGTTTCTAAAGGTTTTCCTAAAAATTTCTCAGCAGCAACAATTCTAGACCTATTCCAACTAATTAGTCCTTTATTAATTCCAGCTCCATCATTTAATATCCAGGGTTTTCTTTTTGCTTGCCACACAGATTCTGTCTGTATATTTCCTGCCAAATATGCAGCTGCCTTAGGTGGAAACCCTTTTTGTGTCAATAATTTAGCACCATCTTTTAAATTTGTAGGATTTGGACCAACTGAACTAGAAGTAGAACCAGAAGAAGTATCACCATAAGCACCCATGTCTTCAGGAGTACTTCCAAATGGAGGGATTTCTTGACCACTATAAGAACCTATTTGCGTACCATCTTCAGTAGTTTGAGTTAAAGGTGTAGTAATTAATTTTACTCCTGCCTCTAGTTCACTTCCCATATCATTAATTGAATCGACAAGTTCATCAAATGAATTTCTTATTCTATTTGAATCATCAAATAAATCAAAGTTTTTTAAATTTTCAATTGCTCCAGTAATCAAACTATATGAGGATTGAAAAACTCTAATTGCTCCTGTTACAAAACTACCAATAATTCTTCCAGCTTCCTGAAGTCTAGCAATAAATTCCTTTGCCATTCCTTCCCAAGTTGGGAGATTTTTAATAACCCAACCAGCAGCAAGATATCCTAGAGTATTTACAATTCTGTCAATAAAACTTCCAGTACCATCAACAATACTAGGTTTTGAAGTTATATTTGGAGAAGAAGCAATTTGTTTTGCTTCCAATTCATCTTCTTGCTCTTGCCTTATAGTAGCATACTCTCTTTTTTTTCTTTCCGTAAGAATTTGTGAACTTATTTTTTCTCTATCCTCAGTTCTTTCCTTCAATAACTTTGAAAGATTGGTAAGAGAAGTTTGAGTATTAAGTAAAGTTTTTTGAGACTTCTTAATACTTTCATTAAAATTAGTTCTTTTTGGTAATAAGGTAGTTTGTGCCATATTACATTACCACATTATAATTTAATTGTGAGTAAAGCACATAAAAATTATCTGGATTTGATGATGAAATAAGTGGAACATCAGTCACAGTCGGTGACATAGGAGGAGTTGTTGGTTTTTGTTGGGGAGCACTAGAGACTATCACATTTGGTGGTGGTTCTTTTGGAGGTTCCATCGCAGGAGGTGTCGATGGTTTAGCCTGTATCATATCAGGTTTCGCAGTAATCTGTTGAAGTTTAGAAGTATCCACTTTCATTTTTTCAGTTTCCATCAAAAATGGTGGAGTATCCGTTTTACCTTCAAGATAATCTATTTCATCTTGTGTCAGTTCTAATTCTTCATAAGTCATTCCTTTTTTCAATCCATCAGAAATCATATTCCAATAATCACGTTCTGATTCCCAATATTTTTCTTCTTTTGATTTTTCACCTTCAGGTATAAATGCCAAGTCTTTTGATTCTGGCATCATTGGTTTTTTTGGTTCATATTTTTCTTTCTTTTCGTTCTCTTTCATAGAGATATTTAATGTTTGATTCTGACCAGAAGGAATCATAGTAGATGTTGGAGTACTTTCTGCTAATTTTTTAGATTCTTCTGTAGGTACTTTTTGTTCTGGTGGAGTTTTTGACTCAGCCATACTCTCCATATTTGCTGGTAAATTTGGTGGTGTATTTTTTGAATCAGTACCAGAAGGTTGTGGAGAATTTACTTTTAGGTCTTGAACTTTTGGTTGTTGTGGTTGTGCTTCTGGTGGTTTATTTCCACCTCTTGGCGTATTGCCAATTATACCAGCACCTCCACGAAAACCGGGAGCAAAGCTTTCAACCATCTCATCGGCAAATGAAGCAAGTCTAGCAGCACCTCCGATAGGTCCAGGAGCAAATCCAAGAGCATTTGTAGCGGCATCGGCATATTCTCCGCTTTTCAAATTCATGCCAGCACCAATAGCACTAAACATACCACCAAATATTCCAGGTCCTCTGCCACCAGAACCTCCAGAAGGTTTAGGACTTGCTGGACTTGGTGGTGATTTTTTTCCTCCACTAAGCATAGATCCTAAACCAGCAGCTGCTGCTCCTGCTGCTTTAAAAGGAAGTTTAATTGCATTCAAAGTCAAACTAGTAACAGTTCTAATTACTGCACCTATGGCAGTTTTTACTAAACCTAATCCAAACTTTATAGAAGCAATTACTCCTACACCAATACCAATATTAGATAATAAACTATTTTTAATATCATTTAACGCCTTTTCATCTTTATTTCGCCAAGCATTTAATGCTTTAATTCCTTGAAGACCTAACCACCCAAGAAAAAGGCTTGTTAAAGCATTAGCAACGTTTCCAAATATATTTTCTACTTTATTTGATAATGCTTGAATAGGAGCAGATATTGCATTCCTTATTTTTTGTTCTAATTGATTTTCAGAATCAATTCTTATTTTTCTTTGAGTACTTTGTACTTCCTGTTTTTGTTCTTTTGCTAAAAGATTTTGTTCAGATTGAGTATCTGCTTGTATAAGTTTATATACATTAGCAATATTTTGAGAAAGAGTATTAATCTGATTTTGTAAGCTTTGAAATTGCTGCTGTATTCCCGTTAAAGTAGTTTGATTTTGTTGCTGAGATTCTGCAAACTTCTTAGATTGCTCTGCAATCTCAGTCTTATACCCAATATCAGTTCCCCTAAAACTAGAAGAAGATACTCTAGAAGAACTAAAAAATGAGTTTCGGTTTTCTCTAGATAAGGGAGAACCTGTTAGTGGGTCTACTTCAGCCATTTGCTACACTATTTTTGAGATTTTGCTCTTCAATATATTGCTGTAGAAGTGCAATATAAACATCTCTCTCCCAAGGTATCATATTTTCTAACTCTGTCAAAGAGTATTTATGATGTTGCATTAATGCAAAATTAACTTGATAATATGACACAAGACTTTCATGTGCCATTCCTAGGCGAAAAAAGATGTTAATCCCTCCAATACAACTTCACTCTCAACACCAGTATTTGGATTCTTTATTTTTAATTTATGAGATAACTTAGGCATAGTTTGGAAGAATGTTTCAATTTCCTTAAACTGACTTGAACTTAGTTGGTCTATGAACTCAACCAATTCTTTTTTAGTGCATTCTGACGCAGACCAAGACTCTTCTTCATTATAAACTTGATCCATACAAGAACAAATCAAATCAAAAGTATCTTCAACTCCTACATCACCCCCGGCAAAGTTAGTTTTAATAAACTCTTCCATAGAAGGATATTTCATTCTAAGAACTAGAGAATCATCTAACTTAATATCTCTAGAATGTTTAGGATCAATAGTTACTTCTATTTCTTCTAGATTGATAGTTACAGGAACTCTAGTACTTCCATCATCAGGACAAGTAATCAAAACCTCAACAGTTTCTCCTACAGATTTTCCTCTAATGTTAAGAAAAATATATTCAATATCAAAAGTTGCAAGTTGATTGACCTTTATTCCACGAGTAAGAATACAATTTGAAATTACAGTTTTGACTGCTTCTGCAATTTGACTTGCATCTTCACTTTCCTGAGCGATGATAAGAATTTTTTCTTCCTTAACTAAAAAAGGTCTATACTTTATAGTTTTCTTAGTAGATGGTATAGTCAACTCATAAGTTGGAGTTGCAATCTTTGGTAATGGCATAATTTAACTCTTTAATTTTATTTTATTTAGAATATAGAATTGACGACATTTGCTGCATTCGATACTGCATTTGCAACTCCATTAGCGGCATCTACAATATTACTAAATCCTAGTTGTTCACTTAATGAGTCTGTTTTTCCTACGATGTATCTATCAAAGCTAAAAGATGCACTTACCTTTAATATTTGAGAATCTGCATAACTAACTCCAATCGGATTTAATGCAATCGGAAATAACCCAACAAAGTTATAAATTAATTCTCTTTTATAATCCCTATCAAATTTTACAATTCTAGTTGCATTTGATTTATAATCTTCAGGATATTGCATTCTTACATGATAATTTTCTTGATTTTGAAAATTCATATTAGCAACAGTATACGAACCACTAGAAATAAATTCCATCCAACTTTCTAAGAATATCAAAGACTTATAGTTTTTATCAACATAAAAATCCAAACTTATTTGTTGATACATTTTATAATTAGCAAATGTCTCACTAACACCAGTATAATTTCCTTCAGCCTTTGAAGAGGAAAAAGAAGTTGTTGGTAATGATGCTGAATTACATAACAGACCAACATCATCTGTTACAAAAGAAGATGTAACATTTTTTGCTGCTAAGTAAGTTTTTAATGCATCAGGAATACCACCAAACTGAACCTCATAATGGGTTGTTTGTGCTAGATTAGTTAATAGTGGTTTAAAATCACTTATATTTTTTCTTGGAGATGGGGCACCTAATTCTTTTATTTTCCAAACTCCATGCCTATCTTCAGTTACAGACTTTCTAGTATCATCAACACTATCGAAATTCCTATTTTTTTCCCACTCAAATGGTCCTGGTCCTTGGGGCATTTCTAAATAGTATGAAAGAATCTATACTATGTATAATGGCATATAAGGGAAAATTTCAACCCTCATACCCAAAAAAATATAAAGGCGACCCTACAAATATCGTCTATCGTTCTTTGTGGGAAAGAAAGTTTATGGTGTATTGTGATAAGAATGAAAATGTCTTGGAGTGGGGAAGTGAAGAGATAATGCTGCCATATCGTTCCCCAGTTGATGGAAAAATACACAGATACTTTCCTGACTTTTATATTAAAGTAAAAGAAAGTACAGGAGAAATAAAAAAGTATCTAATAGAAATAAAACCTAAAAAGCAAACAGTAAAACCAAAAGTTCCTAAGAGACAAACAAAAGGATACCTTTATGAGGTTTATGAGTATGCCAAAAATCAATCTAAATGGGAAGCAGCAAAAGAATATTGTAAAGATAGAAATTGGATATTCAAAGTCCTTACCGAAGATGACCTAGGAGTATGAATAGAATTAGACCTGTTCTCAAAAATATTACAGGAAAAGAAGACCCTGATGATTTAATGCAGGAGATATTAGGAGTATTGAAAATAACCACACCAGTTCCTGATGTTGGTAAGTATTATACTTTTGTATATTCTCCAAAAACTGATAATTTACAGTATGATGAATATCCTTTAGTAGCAGTAACTGATATTTTTCAGTGGGGATTTCGTGGTATAAATTTTCACTGGGGAGGACCAAGACAATATACTTGGGTAGAAATAGTTGGAAACTTACATCTTGTCTATCCACAAGAATTTGGTGACTTGAGAACAATACCTTATGGAAAAATCAAACTTAAGAGATAAATAACTAAAAAAAGTAAATGACAGTACCTCCATTACTAAGGTATCCAATCAAAAAACTAGATTCTGATGATTTCATTAAGATTGATATTTACGAATATCAACCAGGAACTCTTCCTACTGAAGCTTCATTTAGCACTACTCCAGGAGGAATTAGAGGAGCAATAAAACAAACTATTATATTGCCCATGACAGAATCTATTCCACAAAATACATTATCAACAGTTTGGGGAGAAGATAGATTAGGTCCATTACAAGCTGGGGCATTTGCTGTTGCAACTGAAGCATTAGAATCTCCCGGTGCTGGTATTGCGGAATTTCAACAACAAATCCAGAAAGTAGGAGATGCTTTAAATACTAGTCTTGGTTCAAAAGTAGCATCTTCGGCACTGGCACAATCTATACTTAAAAGTATTGGTGTACAAAATGCGGGTTCCATTTTATCTAGAACTGGTGGTATAGTCTTTAATGAAAATGTAGAACTTTTGTTTCAAGGAGTAACATTAAGAGGTCCATTTGGTTTTGTTTTTACTATGACACCTCGTTCACAAAAAGAATCTCAGACCATAAAAAATATTATTCTTTCACTTAAAAAGGCTATGACTCCCAACAGAGGAACAGTTGCTGGAGCAGGAGCAGGTCTTCTTTTAAAGGCACCAGATGTATTTAAAATATCATATAAAAGTGCAAATAAAGACCACCCATTTATGAATAGATTTAAAGTATGTGCTTTGAAAGATTTATCAGTTGACTACACTCCCGATGGAGTCTATATGACATATAAAGACTCTACTCCAGTTAACATAACACTTTCATTAACATTTCAAGAACTTACTCCAATTTATCGTGAAGATTATGATAAGGATGAAGGACTAATCGGACTAGGATACTAAAATGACTTATTTCAGAGAGTTACCAGACTTAGAATATCAATCATTTTTATCTGATAGGCAGAGGTCTAATGATTATGTGCGTGTTAAAAACTTATTCAGAAGAGCAAAACTTCGTGATGATTTAAATAATGTTCTTACAGTTTTTGATAAGTATCAAATACCTGATGGATATAGACCAGATAACGTTGCTGAAGAATTATATGGAAGTGCAGAATATGATTGGGTAGTTTTAATTAGTGCTGGAATTGTAAACGTAAGAGATGAGTGGCCAATTTCAGATGGTGATTTATATTCATATGTTGAATCTAAGTATGGTAATGAACTATATGGAACTCATCATTACATTACAAAAGAAGTAAAAGATTCTGGTGGAAGAATTATTATGAATGAAGGTAGATTAGTCAATAATATTATACAATTACCTTATCCATCGTATTTTCCCGAAATTGGTCCTGATGTAATTGATATTGGAATAAATGAAACATTAGACACAGTATTTGGGAACCTATATCTTCACGATATCAGCACTATTGTAAAAACAGAAGATTACGGAACATTTACAATTGACGAAGAACAAAATATTTGGACATACGCTATAAATTTAGAGTCTCTTGAAGGACTAGAATTCTTCGATGATGAAGCAATGGTAACAGATACACTACAATATATTGCAGTTGATGGGTATCTAAAAACATTCAAAATAGATACAAAGGTATTTAAAAATGAAGAGGATATAGATGTTGAATTTTTAGTTGATGATAGTAGTATTAATTCAACTCAAGTATCATATGTAACTTATTACGATAGTATAACAACATCATATACAACTTCTTATAATATAACGATACCCGTTTCAAACTACGAATATGAAGTTGAATTGAATAATCAAAAAAGAAGTATTTTTGTTCTAAAACCTTTCTACTTACAGCAATTTATTAATGATACTAGAGATATAATGACTTATAAGAGGTCTTCACAACTTGTTGAAGACCGTAATGGGGATGATATTATCAGAACTGAAAATACAAGAACAACTATGCCTTATGGTTCAACATTCCCAAGAGAATCTCCAAGTGAGGTAATTAGAATAGAACTAGCATAAAAAAACTCCCCCTTTCGGGGGAGAATTTTTTTTTTAGTTAATCACTCTTCGGCAAGACGAGCAAAGTATGATAGCGTATCATCATCTTCGTCTTCATAAGAAGAACTACTTGAAGAAAGACTGTTCAGTTCGCTCCTGAGGTCTTCGGTAAGAGGAGGAGCATAAGAACCTTCATCTTCACCTTCTTCTTCAACGCTTACGCTGTTGCGGGTAGAAGAACCTTTGATACCCAGAGTGTAGTCAAGACGCTTCTTGAGTTCTTCATAACTCTTGTACTCGCTAGGAGAAACAAACTCACTCAGGGAGTATTCTTTCTTCCAGAGTGCCTCAAGCACTTCGTCATCATCATGGAGTGCTGATGGTGCTGCAAATTCACTTGAATCATAGTTACGATAACCAGCAACATTCTTTGCTTTCAGTTTGAAGTTAGCACCATTCCAGAAATCAAATGGGTCGATTGCTTGCTCATCTTCAAACTCAGGTTGCATAGCAGCGGTGAGTTTGTCAAAGATTTTCTTACCATACTTGAAGAGGAAAACCTTACCTTCGTTTTCTGGATTTGCAGGGTCTTTTACAACATAGATATTGCTTACATAAGTCAGCTTACGCTTCTGCTTACGGGCAATTTCCTTGTTTGCATCTACACCAGAATTCCAAAGAGTTGAGTTGTGCTCACAAACAGGGCACTTTTGATTTAGAGTTGTTAGGCAGTTATCAATCAACCAACCACCAGGACCTTGAAAGGCGTGTGAATATACTTTCACAAATGGTAGGTCTTCACCATCAGGTGCAGGGAGAAAACGAATAACTGCATATCCATTACCAGTTTTATCACACTCAAGTTTCCAAACACGGTCATCAGAAGAACCGCCAGAGTTATTCATTTTTTCTACTTCTTTCACCAGTTTTTCGGTGAGAGAACCTAGTTTTGATTGCTTTTTAAGATTTGAAAAGGACATTAGATACCTCAGATTAATTGGATTCGGGGGATTACTTGGATATTCTAGCAGGGTCTGCCTCAGGTGTCAATATGTTTTTTGAGCGATTCGATTGTTTTTGCCATACTGCCGAATAAGACATTCATATCAGTATCTGGAGGAAACCCCATAATAACGATTGATTTTTTGAGACTCTCTTTCATTTCTAGTGCCTTAGGGTCATCAGAAAGTGAAAGGCGAGTATACATAATCTTCTGCTTTTCTATCAGAAGCGTCAATTTTTCAATATGTTCCATCTTTTCTTCTTTGGTCATAAAACCAAAATTTAAGACATTCTTATAAATGTCTTCTTGAAGAAAATTGATTTCTTTTAACTCATTTTGTATGATATCAGAATCAAAGAAATTAGACATTTAGGATAGTCCTTAAAATTTTTCTATACTGGAACACATCAATATTTAGAAAAGAAGAATACTTTTTGATTTTCAAACTTACGGTTTCCCACACAGGGTCAAGTATCTTCTTATCAAATTCGCTAGAATAACGAAATATCTTATCATAGATTACCATAGTTTCTGGAGATATATTACCACCCAGAAATTTCTTTAGAATAATCGGATGAGACTTTGAACAGTCAAAAATATTTTCTAATTTTTCCTCAGAGAAAAGATTTTCAGACTCTTCTTTAAAAATATAAGTCATACTTTGCTGGCGTCTTTTCCAGTCAGTATAATTCCTTTCTCCTGAGTTGATAATTTCGCCAATCCATACGCTTGATGGATTATCAGACGCAATAAAGTTGGATACAAAGTATTCAATAATTTCTTCGTCACTCATTTTGCGACTAGTTTTCTCAAAGAAATACTTATCCTTTCTTTTATTAAAGGATGCTATAGATGCTCTTGATTTTCCACCATACTTAAAAAAGTCATATTTACGACTTGTAAAATGACTTTTAATTGATAAGTATGTTTTGTATGTTTCAAAGGGTGTCACTTTAATCATTTACTCTTTCAAAGTTTTCAATTTGCTCTACAGAAACAGTATGCTTATTGTTAATTCGATACCAATATGTTCCTTCACCTTCACCCAGATATTTGATTTCAGACTTAGGAATGTTATTTTCTCTAATTGCAGCCTGAATCTTATAATGCATCAATTTAGAATGACTAATCATAATGGAAGTTTTGCTCTGGTAGTTTTTTTCATAAAGTTTAGACGGATTGCATCCCATTTCAAACGCTCTTTGAGAGGTTTTGAAATGAGTTTTGTTACGGATTCAATCTCTAGATTATTGTTTTCACAATACATTACGATTGCATCAATATAATTGATGTTTTCTTCGGCAACAATTTTTTCAATCTCTAAAGCAAACTTAGATGGTGTTAAGAACTTATCTTCGATTGCTTTTTCTAAGCTTTCTTTTCCATAAAATTCTGTATCGCTAGTTTTTTGTTCCATAGAGTTCCAGTTTATCTCTAACAAACTTTCTAATATATTCGGTGAGTAGTTTGATGTACTTTGATTTGTTGTATTCTTCATAGACGACGCATTCTCCATTTTCACAAGCCATTAAAATTACAAGTTTTTTTACAGGAATACCAGTAAGTTCATAAAACATACAGGCATAGGCAGCACACTGAACAAAATAGTGTTCAATCCATTCTCTAGGTTTTGCTTTTTTTGAAGTCTTAAAGTCAATTATAGCAAGCTCTCCGTTGTATTCTGCAATACAATCTACAGTCCCTGCAATCCCTAATTGCCTACTATATAGGGAACCTTCAAGAGCGTAAATATTATTTATCTTATTCAGTTCTGTTTTTAAAATCTTAAACAGAAATTCTGAAATCGGAAGAATATCGGATTCACAATTAGAGTTTTTTAAATACATCTCTACAAGAGTGTGCATATCCGTGCCACGACTAGTTGCCTGTTTCGTAACACGGTTTGCTTCCTCTTCTCCTACCTTCTTTCTCCAACCCTCAAAAATGTGTTTGTTAAAGTGACTGGTGACTGAAGTAATAGAGACCAACTTTAGCAGTTGGTCTTCATCTGAAACTTTATAATAACGCACACCATCTATAGTTTCCCTATCGAGTTGGGGAAGTTCAATATCAATATGTTTAAACATTAAAAACCAGCTTCCATTTTTGCTACAATATACTCTTTAACAAGACCTGAACGAACAATATCATCAACGCCAAACTCAATTACATCAAAAGAAGGCATCGCTCTAATAATTTTCATAAAATCAACAATACCATTACGGTCATTAGTCTTGATTAAGTCTGTTTGAGTTGCGTCTCCACAAAACATAATTTTTGAATTTTCCCCAACTCTTGTAATAATACTATCAAGTTCGTGAAAAGTCAAATTCTGGAACTCATCTACGATAATGATAGCATTATCAAGAGTGGTTCCACGAAGAAAAGAAGTGCTCCAGAACTTTATCGTTTCTTGTGCCTTAAGACCACCATAAAGCATTTCAAAATCAGCATCAGAAGGCATTTGGAACATATACTTTACCATATTCTTATATGGAATTTGATAAAGTGAAGATTTGTCCTCATGGTCTCCAGGAAGAAAACCAATCTCTCTTGTAGCAACTAAAGAACGGACAAGATATACTCTTTCGTAAGGTGTTCTTTCGTTTAAGACTTCTCTAAGAGCATTATAGAGTGTGATGAATGTTTTACCAGTTCCAGCACATCCATAAGCTACAATATGTTTTCCTTCATCATATGAATCAAAAAGTCTTTTTTGATTTTCTGTGAGAGGGTCAATATTGATTAGTAGTTCACTATTTAATGGTTTCCTTCTCTTCATTTGTTTTGTAGTAAGACCAACACCGATTGGTTGTTCTGTTCTTCTTTTTCTTGCCATACTAGATTTTCTTTACGGTTGAACCAGGCATTTTTGAGGCACGTCCTAAGACATCATTCCAAGATGGGTGTTTTGACGCAAGTTTATTACGCCAATCACCCACTTCACCTGGAGTGGCACATCCCTCAGACCAATCCCTTTTCCATTCAGGATTGTCTTTATACCATTGTTGAATGTCGTGAACACTCATTTCAACAACACGTTTTTCGCCAGTTTCAACATGAATAATAGGATAAATTGCCATAAGTTACGAAATCAAGATAAATTTATTTATCAGGGACTTAGACGTGCTTTATGAAGCCTCTTCTCCTCATAATACTTCCAAATATGAGGTGCCCACTTTTCAAGATGAGGAACAAGTTGTTCGCAAAGTGCTTGAATTTCTAATTGGGCATCCATCTTTGCTCGCAAATCCATAATATGGAGGA